ATTGCACCACCTTCTTCTATCCATTGTTTCATTAACCACCACATCTCACTTCTACGGTTAATGTATTGCTCTGGTTTCATTGCCTTACCACCAAACGGTATTTCGATTACGTCATATGACAACTGCCTTAGTCTGTCGATTACACCACTACCTGCACCTGCGTCACAGAACACAGCATCTGGGTCATGTTCCTCTATCAAATTAGCTACTCTAGCTGCTAGTTCCATGTTGTCTATACCTCGATATACAACTGGCTTGAATGCCTGTCTGCCTTGCCTACGGAATACCACAGATCGATCATCTCCAAAACGTGCCGGGTCAATACCAAGGATTATTGGTGACAACTTCACATGGTCTGATTGGTATACACGTTTAGCTGCATCTTCGGTATCTGCTAATGCAATTAACTGGTCATCACCTTGGGCTGAGAAATCACATAAATATTCCCTAGCAAATGATGTTTCACTCATATCACGTTGCAACCTTTTCACCTCGTTTGGGTGTAGCGAATCAGTATCAAATACTGTGTATCTTGCAGCTGCCCAGTCTTCTTCCTCTATGGCCTTGTAATACAACTCAGAGAACAAGTTAATGCCACTAGGTGTACCAATGAATATTGACCAACCTAATCTGTCTGAGAGGGCAGGTTGAACTATGTCTGTCCATAGCTCGTTCTTTAACTGAGCCACCTCATCTAAAACGCAACCATCGAGTCTTAATCCTCGCATGGCGTCCGGGTTATCACCTCCAAATAATCTAATAATCGCTCCATTATGTTTAAAACGTATTGACAATTCACCCTCGTTTATGTCGATTACAGATGTCCTACGCAATGGTTCTATCTTTTGCTTTAGTCTTGCCCATGCAATTGCTTTAGCCTGTCTCAGGAACGGTGCAACATAGACAAACATGGCTAGTTCTTTGTCTGTCTTCATGGCCTTATCAATTAGCTCCATTATTGCGAGCTCAGTCTTCCCGGAACGTCTATGCAAAGCAAAACAACTAAACCTTTGTTTCTTTAAATGACATTCCCTCTGCCACGCTCTTGGCGTGTATTCAAGCTTAACTAAAGGAGTGTTCATCTACTGTGGAACGCCTGTTGAGATAGTTAAATTAATATTCCCGGCATCAATACCAACTTTGTCTCCATATTCTTGTGGATACCATTTAGCCAACAACCTAAGACGTAAATCTGCCCTTGATCTCATCCAATTAACGTGAGCATTGTCAAGCCTTGCGTTCTCTCCTTCACCAATTACAGGAGGAGGAGTATCAACAAGTGCTAAAGCTTCTTCTGCTATTGCTCTTGCTCCAAGAAATCTAGACACATACACGAAGCGTGACATAAACTGTTCATCTTTATCCAACCACCGATACAAAGTTCTGTAAGAGGGCATACCTTTTTGCCTACAGAAAGCACGAACAGTACCACCAAGAGCAACGTGTTCTAAAACCTTTTCGCAGATCTCAGGATCTGGTTGAGATATAGGCCGTCCTAGTTTTGTAGATTGTTTTCCAACGGTCTGGAGTTTGCCCCCGGATTTGGTATTTACAGATTTTTGCAATTGTCCCCCTTGGTAAAGAAAAAATAGTACTAAGAGTGCCGTAGCCAAGATCAAAGTCTTCCCTTAATTCTCTGATTGCATCAACTATCGTTTGATCTATGCGACAGTTGTGATGACTGGAATTGATTCGATAGCCTTGATCATTAACAGCAATGTATTCTCTAGTAACCTGAGTAATTGCTGTCATTAATTAATAATAAATTATTCAAAGAATATATCAGTATTGACAAATGAGCAATAGATAGTTAGTCAAAAGGATCTCTTTTTTTTAAAATGTAGTATTGAGATTTACAATGAGAACACTCTAAAAGAGTTCTAACTGAATAAGGTTCGGAAGCTTCAATTTCATTTTCAAAAATCAAAGAAACCTCTTTATCGCACCAATAACAATTCATTTTTTTACCTTCCTTTCTTCTAAATCTTCAAATGGATCAATTTCTTCCCAAATAGGAAGACAACCTTTTCTAGCTTTTAATATATACATTTTTTCGTTAGAACTATTCCAACGTATTCTGCCATTACCTTCAGAATACCCGGCCTTGTCCCATACGTTAGGCAAATTGTTTTGTTTTTTCATTCTCTTCCAAAAATTAATTCATGGGCTGACAGTTCTATACCTCTATCCCATGCAGTTGTTAATAGCTTACGTTGAAGAGATGAAGGAATGTTTCCGTGAGTGCTTTTCCAACGTGATATTGCAGCCGGGTCTCTATTAATACTTCTAGCCAATTCACGAAGTCCACCAAATTCATTAATAGCTAATTGAACCGGGGTTAATTGTTTTTCCATATCCATATATTGACACAACATCAACAATTTTACAAATAGTTCTTGACAACTGTTGACATATCCTCTACACTACTTAGTGAAGGGTTACACCTTCATTCATTGTTTACTAATTTCTATTAACAAACATGGGCAGACCAAAACTTCCAACTTTTACCGCAGAAGATGCGGACACTATGGGTCATTTAAAAGCAAAGATGGCCGATCTAATGAGAGATTACGAACAGCTAAAGAAAAAAGCTATCAAATCAAAAATTGATTGCAAAGAAGGTAGTATGTTCAACGTCACAATTTCTAAATCAGAAAGAACAACATTAGATAGTGACAAAGTGAAGCTTTACCTAAAGGATCGTATTTCTTTAGTACAAAAAATAACAGATGTAACGTCTGTACGAGTCGCAGCTAGAAAACTAGTTGGGTAACCGTAAGGGGGCTTTATAGCCCTCTTTCTTTTTGATCCCTTAAAATTTCTATTTACAAAATCAAATGAAAAAAAATTACACTCTTAAAAAACTTGCCATTATACTTGGTGAGAAGATTGGTCAGGATGTATATCCAAGACAAATTAAGGTTTCCGGGAACTGGTTGTTTTACAAATCAGATGAGTACGAAAAAACAGTTGATTGTCATTGGGCCAGAAATTGTCATAAACATGGCATTGTCAGTTCTGAGCCTTGGGATACTGTAAAGATTGAGGATTCACCTTTTGTCTATCACAACCAAGATAAGGTTTTTGAAGCCACACAGACATTGGACAAAGAATACTGGGCGTACATAAACGAAAAGAACACAAAAACAAGTAATGAATATTGGGAGGGTACACGATGACTTTTATAGCTATTCCTTATTTAATTTTATTTTTATTGCTTATTTAATTATGACAGATACTGAAAAATTACAAAGGTTAGCCTACTTAGCTAGCCTTCCTTACTTTGACCACACTCCCGAAATGTGGGATGAAGAATTATTACTCGAATGCGAGTTACAAGATCACCCTCAGTACAAATCTTTTTTAAACCAATGAGAAAAATTACTATCGAACTTTATGCCAACAGCGAGTACAAACTTGATGACAGGCTAAAAGAAATACAAATGGAAATTACTAGATTAGTTTGGCCTTCATGTTGCTTTACTGATGGCAGCCGTAAACACTTTGAGTCAGGTTGCATCGAAGAAGAAAAGCAGTATCAACTTCCTGATTATGAATATGAAAAGGAAGATCCGACATGGAACTCAGGTGGCAATACTGTTTGTACTGGTAAATGGAAAATGCAAATTGTTCCTGACCAAGACTATGTAAACTTTCAAAAAGGAGAATTATTCTAATGACCGCAGTATCTTATCCAATAACCGATAAGCAATCATGGTTAGAAAATCGTTTGCTTGATATTACCTCAACAGAAGTATCAGCATTGTTTAATCTTTGCCCATACATAACAGAACTAGAACTTTATTACCAAAAAAAAGATAAGGTTGTTCTTAACATTGATGACAATGAAAGGATGATGTGGGGAAGACATCTTGAAGACAGTATTGCTACAGCATTTGCTGAAAAATACAAAATGAAAGTAAAACAGTTTGATGTTTATATGCGTGACCCGGAAACACGCATGGGATCATCCTTCGATTACAAAATTGTAAGTGAAGAAGAACCTATGATCCTCGAAATAAAAAATGTAGATGCTATGGCATACCGCAATAACTGGATTGAACATGACGAGGAAAACATTGAACCACCAGAGCATATAGCCTTGCAGTTGCAACACCAGTTAGAAATAACTGGTTACAACGTGGGTTACATAGTAGCTCTAGTTGGTGGCAACACAATGAAAGTTGTGCGTAGTGAAAGAGATCCAAGAATTGGAAAAATTTTAAAAGGAAAAGTAGAAAATTTCTGGGAAAGAATTAAGTTAGGCGTTCCTCCTGACATTGACTACACTAGAGATTCTCAATACGTTATAAAAAATTTATATAACCAAGCCAACGCAGGTGTAGTACTTGAAGCAGATGAAGACATGGACAAACTAGTTGATGAATACTATGCCATTAACAAAGAGTACGTTTCTTTAGGCAAAACAAAAGATTCAATAAAAGCACAAATTTTAGAAAAAAGTCAAAATGCATCCAAGATCGTTTCTAAATACGGAACAATCAATTGCGGCATGAGTAAAGCTAGTCAGGGTAAATACATTACACAAGACATGGTGGGTACATACATCAACCCACGCAGGGCTTTTCGCCAATTCAGATTCAATCAACCAAAAGGAGTTTAACTAATGACCTCATCAATCACACCACTTGTAGCCATGCAGGGAACACTAGAAAAAATGGCAGACAAATTTAAAGAAGCATTGCCATCAACAATGGATGAATGGAAATTTATTAGTGTTGCTAAGTTAACGCTAAATAAAAATCCAAAGTTGTTACAGGCAGACAAAAACAGTTTAATGCAAACCTTTATGAGGGCAGCACAAGACGGTTTGTACTTGGATGGCAAAGAAGCAGCAGCAGTTCAGTATGGGCAATCAGTTCAATACATACCAATGGTCGAAGGTATTATCAAGGTATTACATAACAGCGGATTAATAAAAACTATTTCTGCTGAAGTTGTATACGAAAATGATTTGTTTGATTACGAGTTAGGTACTGCACCAAAGATTACACACAAACCTTTAATAACTGGTGACCGGGGTAAACCTATATGTGTTTACGCAGTTGCCGTAACTACTAATCAAGGTGAGTATTACGAAGTTATGTCTATGTCAGATATAGATAAGTGCCGTCAGGTATCAAAAGCTAGTTCATCACCTCATAGTCCTTGGGTTAAATGGTTTGACCAAATGGCTAAAAAAACTGTTATTCATCGCATTGCAAAACGACTACCAAAAAACGATGCAATTAATTCTGTTGTAAGAATAGATGAAGATAGCATGGTAGACGTTACACCAAATGCCAAGCAATCAACAGAGCCTAAAGATTCTTTATCAAGATTAAGAGATTCAATTGGCATGGATAAAGAAGATGTAGATAAAGCAGCTAATGATGTTATAAACAATTACCGCAAAGAATAATGACACTTAAATTACTTGATACCTTTGCAGGTATAGGTGGCTTTAGCTATGCTGCTGAACAATTAGTAGGAGGTTTTAAAACTACACAATTTGTAGAAATTGAACCATACTGTCAAAAAATATTAAAAAAACATTGGCCTAACGTACCTATTCACGATGACATCAAAACATTTACAGCAAGTCCTTTTTCCTTCGATGTCATCACCGGGGGGTTCCCCTGTCAGGATGTCAGCGTGGCGGGCCAACAACGTGGAATTACAAAAGAGACACGTTCTGGATTGTTCTACGAACTCATCAGAGTCATACGCATGGTACGACCCAAATACGTCCTCTTGGAAAACGTGGCAGCGTTGCTTAATAACGGAATGGGAATCGTTCTTGGGGAGCTTTCCGAAATCGGGTACGATGCAGAATGGAAAGTTATTAGTGCTAGGGAAAGAGGTGCTTGTCACCTCCGTTCTAGGGTCTGGATCATTGCCTACCCCCACAACAATGGACAGCAAAGAGGAGAGCTTAAAGCACGCAACAAAAATGTTGCAGGGCAAAACTCACAGGTCAAGTGGTCAGCCAATACAGAAAACATTGAGCGACACAATAATGATGGATCAAATAAAACAAAACCCGGAACTAATGAAAATTTATCAAGACCATCAAATGGAGGAGAGGCTACATCTTCCAACACAAGAGGAATTTGTAAATTATCTGAGGGGGCAAACGACAATAAAAGAGTTAGCTCAGAAAACACAAATAAAAAAGACAACAATAGAACATTGGTTTCGCAAGGACAAGAAGGGGTTCAGTTATCCATCGATAGAACATTGGCAGGCAATCAAACCACATCTGAAAACAATACGGTTCGACATGGAGATGACAACACTACAAAGCAAAGAGTGGACGTCCAAGGATCAGACATTGCCAACACCAAGAGCAAGGGATTGGAAAGGCAAGACAGGAGATTACAAGACAAGGGGTTACGCACCGACATTGCCAGACATAGCAGATCAGTTGCCGACTCCCAACACGATGGATCATTTACCACAGAGAAGTCCAGAAGCGTTGAAGAATCAAATGGAAGGGCCACGCAAGGGAAGGACAAAACTTGCAAACTTGAGGGAAGCAGTACACCCGGAAACAGTAAAGTTGTTCAACACAATGAAGGGATTGCCAACACCAAGGACATCAGCGGCAATGTCAGAAAATCTAGAGACTACCAAGAAAAGGAAAAGGGAGAATGGGAATCTAGAGGATGTGATAGCAGATACGTTACCAACACCAACGAGTCAGGAAGCAGGGAAGGGGAAGTTTCTGAACACATTGCAGACGAAGGATGGAGAACCTGCGAAGGTGGGACAGAGAGCGTACAATCCAAAAACAGGGAAGCACGTTCAAGTAACTTTGGGGAGAGCTCTGGAAATGAGCTTGCCGACACCATGCACGAGGGATCACAAAGATTCCGGGGAGAATGTGAATTACCAGAAGGGGGCAGAAAAAGGCAAATTATCTGGCGTTCTCAACCACACTTACTCAACCCAAACTGGCGAGGGTACATATCTCAGCCAACGATTTGTCGAGGAGATGATGGGCTATCCACTAAACTGGACGCAACTGAACGAATAAATGCTTTAAAAGCTTTAGGCAACAGCATTGTGCCACAGGTTGCAACAATTCCTCTTGGTAGAATCTTAGATTTAGAAAAGGAGAATCAATAATGCACTATTACTCCTTTAACATTGGCGATTACATCAGCCATACTAAACACTTGTCAAACATGGAGGATCTAGCATACAGAAGATTGCTAGACCTTTATTACCTACATGAACGGACGTTGAACGAGGATGTGGCAACTGTTGCACGCAAAATCAACATGAGAGATAACGTGCCAGAAGTAAAAGTAGTTTTAGAAGAGTTTTTTATTTTAGAAGTTGGCAAAGGATGGGTTAATCCAAGGGCTGATGAAGAAATAGAAAAGTATCAAAGCAAGGTGCAATCAGCAATTAGAGCAGGTAAAGCATCTGCTCTTGCTAGATCCAACGCTAGTTCAACAAAGGTTCAACTAAACAAGAAACAAGAAACATTAAACAAGAAACAAGAAACAAATATAAAGCGACCTAATAATGTAACTAAAAAAACATGGGAGGATTTTCTTTTACATAGAAAAAATTTAAAAAAACCATTAACAGAAACTGCATTCAAAGGTATAAAAAAGGAAGTAAGCAAAACTTCTATTAGCTTGGAGGATGCATTAGTTATGGTGCAAGCAAGAGGATGGCAAAGTTTTAAATCTGATTGGATTAACAAAGAACAAAAGTCATTTGCTTCTACTAACTACGGTGAGGGGGTACAAAAGATATGATTTTTCAAACACCAAGAGAATACGAAGCAATGCTTCAAGTTAAAAGAAGTGTTGAATATACATTAAACCAACTTCGTACTAGCCAAATAATAGATAGAAAAGCGTGGATTCTCAGCTTAGAAACAATTCAAAAACAAATCGAAATTTGGGAGACAGGAGGAGAATGTTAGAAAATCTAATTAACAAAGACAAACCAACAGAAGAACGCATTTGTTCTATACACAATGTTGCGTATACTTCAACAAATTATCTTGGCGAGCATTGGACAGAGTGTCCTAAATGCATGATTGAACGCAGGGATGCAGAAGCAAAGAAACAAATAGAACGTGACAAGCAAGCTGCATTAGAACGTGAGCAGCGTAGATGGATGTCAAAGATAAAAGGTGCAGCTATACCAGAACGATTTAAGGATCGGACGCTAGATAGCTATGTAGCAAAAACAAGTGGTCAACAAAAGGCATTAGCTTTTGCAAAAGAGTATGCAGAAAACTTTGACCAAGTAATAAAAACAGGACGTTCTGCAATCTTTGT